GAACACATTCTTCATATTGTAAGTCACTCACTTGAGATAAAACAATTGTGGGAGAAGAACGGAGCAGAAATCAACTTTACAGATGAAGAGTTAGTCTTTGCTGCTTTACATCACGACTTAGGTAAAGTAGGTGATTTGGAACACGACTATTACATTCCACAAACATCAGATTGGCATAGAAAAAATCGTGATGAAATTTATACTCACAATCCAGCTCTACAATATATGAAAGTACCTGATAGAGGATTATGGTTACTTCAACATTATGGTGTTAAGGTTACGGATAAAGAATACATTGGAATTAAATTAACAGATGGTTTGTATGATGAAGCTAATAAAGCTTATTTGATGTCTTACAATCCAGACTTTGGATTACGAACCAATATGGCTTACATATTACATCAAGCTGATATGATGGCTACACATATTGAATCCGACCAATGGAATAGAGGTGAGGAATCAGGTGAAGTAATAAATACAAAAGTTCCAAAAACAAAAGACGAACAAAAACAAGTAGACAATCTCAAAAATAAATTTGATGAATTGTTTAATTAGGGGATAATATGTGGTTAACATTTTCAATAATATTCTTTTTAATTAGTGTAGTTACATCTACATTATTATTTTATTCATTAAGAAGAATAACACAATACGAAGAATTAATTTTAGAAATTCAACAAGTAATAAAATTCTCAACAGACAAAATGAAACTTGTAGATTCCAAAGGACATTATGAATCAGATGATGAGACTGGTTTTTTCTTTAAACAATTAAAACAAATTCAATTATCTCTTGATGGGATATTTGAAGAGGAGATACAAGATGCCAAAAAAACAAAATAAAAAAGTCAATGATGTTAAAGCTGAGATTAAAAAAATAACAAAAAAGAAAAAACGAAAAGTTTATTTCGGACAAGAAGTTCAAGATGCTGTTGTAGAATATAACTCATCAGATAGTTCAAGTGAAAGAAATAAAATTTATGGAACACAAATACATGCAGCATTTGATAAGTTAGCTGAAAACATAATCAATACATTTAAGTTTACTTATTTTAATGACCCATTTGTAGATGTTAAACACGAAGTTGTAGCCTTTATGGTGGTGAATATGCATAAATACGACCATACAAAAGGTTCAAAAGCATTTAGTTATTTTTCAGTAGTTGCTAAAAACTATTTAATTCTTCATAATAATAATAATTATAAAAAATTAAAAACACACGATAAGATTGATGTGTTAGAAAGACATAAATATCAAGGTAGTGATGAGTATGATTTCAATACTTTTACAACTGAAATGATAGAATATTTTGATTCAAATATGAACACTATATTTAAAAAAGATAGAGATTTAAAAATAGGATATGCTATTATTGATTTAATTAAACAACGAGAAGAAATAGAAAACTTTAATAAAAAAGCTATTTATATTTTAATAAGAGAAATGACAAATGTTGAAACTGCTCATATTACATCAGTTGTTAATGTGTTAAAAAAACATTATAAAAAACTAATGAATAAATATCATCAAACTGGAACTATTATGATAGATTCCTCAGGTTCATTCTTTTAAACATTAAACCCTCTTAAATGAGGGTTTTTTATTTCAGACAATTTCTTACAAATTTTATATTTATATATGAATAACTACATCTTGAGGAGATTGTATGTCAGACGAAAAAGAAATATTTGAGGGAAAAACCTTTCAAGACTTAACAAAGGACATCTATGAGAACACTACAAAGCGTAAAGTTCAAATAGATTTGTTAATATCAGAAATACATGGATTCATTACAACCATAGATGATGTGGTTATGGTTGCTCCTATTATAAAAGAGTATATGGATACTGCTGTTCGTAATGATGAACACTTGGTTAAATTAGCCGGTGTATTACAAAGAATTATATCTAAATCACAAGGTGATTCCGATGAATCAATGTTATTAAGTGATGAGGAAAAAGAAGAACTGATGGGGACACTTCAAGATACTGTAAATGATTTACAGAAAGAAAGTGAAAAACTTGAGGTTACAAAAAATAAAACTATTTCAGGATATACGGAGAGTTAAATGGCTTCTATTTTAACAACAGCTGGAAATACAACTTCTACTAAGGGAGTTTTTGGTTCTACAGTCAACACACCTATTTATTTACAATTTGTTCCAGGAGTTTGTGTTGATGCAGTTACAAGTAAAGAAACATTAAATTCTTTTAACGACCCTAAAAATATAAACACAATATTAGCTTTACCACATATTCGAAATGGTGTAAAGAAAAAAAGAACTAATCTAACTGATAATGATAGATACTTCCCACTAATGAGAGGATTTGTAGATGTTCCAGCCAAAGGAGATCCTGTTTTACTTTGCACTATTGGTGGAATAAAATATTATTTAGGGCCATTAAATACTCAAAATAATGTAAACTTTAATGAAGATAATTTAAAAGAACCAGAAATTAATCTATCATCAGACCCAACAAATAGGGAAACAAAAAGTATAACAGCTAGAGGTGAATCAAGAAATTTCATAAAAAGAGACTTTCATAGAATGTCAAAAAAATGGAATAGTAAATTAGATGAAACACAATCTTTTAAGGAAACACATGGTGATTTGATGTTAGAGGGTAGACATGGTAATAGTATTAGAATCGGTAGTAGAAGTGATAATCCATATGTGTTTATATCCAATGGAAGACAGGCTACTTATTCATATGAAAGTTTAGCTGATGGTTCACTAATTTCAATAACAAAAAATGGAAGTTTAAATCAACATTTTGGTGGATATTACAAACAACCAGATGCGGATGACATTGAAGGTAAATTAGATTTTGTAAATGGTTTTGTATTAGCATCAGATTTAGTTATACCTCCAACTGCATCTCCCAATAGATTGATGTCTAAATTAGTATCAAGTGTTAATGGTGATTTAGATGCAAATGATTTAATATATAAATATGGTAATTTACAAAACCAAAATCAGATGTTGTTTTATTCAGATAGAATAATAATAAATTCAAAAACAGAAGATATATTTTTATCATCAAACAATGATATACATATTGGAACTAAAAGGCATTTAACAATATCTACAAGTGAAAATTTAATAATAGAATCACAAAAAACTAACTTAGGTGATCCAAATAAAAAAACAATGGATAATATGGTATTAGGTAAAAAATTACAAGATGCATTAAAAAGTATAGTTGATATTTTTAATAAATTTGAAATTATGACACAAATTGGCCCACAAAAAATAACAGGAGCTCCCACCTATTCAGCTATAGCTAAACCAGCTATAGATAAAGCTTTAAGTGATATAGATGGAATTATAAGTAATAAACATTTTATTGAAGAAAACTAAAGAGGTAAATTATGAAAAAGAAAAAAACAATAAGACAAATCGTTAGAGAAGAAGTTGCTATGGCTATCAAGGAAGTGATAACTGAGTTAAAAAAACCAGTTCCAACTAAACCAATGACACCAAAAAAACGAACACAAAATAGTAGCTTTACATCTAATAAAGTTTTAAATGATGTATTAAATGAAACAGCTAATGGTGATGATTGGAAGACATTGGGTGGTAGTGAGTTTACATCGGATAGAATGAATGAATTGGTTGGTGGACAATATGGTGATATGATGAAGAATACACCACAACAAGTTCCATCAAGTGACCCAATGTCACAATTCTTAAATAAAGATTATAGAGAAGTTTTGAAGAAAACTGATGAAAAACAAAAACAAAAATATGGAAAATAGTAATGGGTTTAAAAGATGATTTATTAGATGCAATATTACAAGCTTCAGCTGATTCTGGTCAAGAAGAACCACCTGATTTATCAGATGGAACTTTTCCTGAAAGACTGGCCCACTATCAAACGGAAGCAATTGCTAAATTCTTAACAGAAGCTGAATTTACAATAACTAAATTAAGAGCTCCTGTTGTTGTTGAGGAATTGAAAACTCCTGATCAGGGTATTAATGTTAAGTTGGAAACACTACTTGGTGATAAAGCTCCAATATTAAAAACATTAAAACAGCTTGGTAATGTTATTCCTGGAGCTGGTCAAATTGTAAATAAATTAGTTGATGAACTTGAAGGATCAATTAGACAAGCAGTTCAACCTTTATTAAAAGGTGGAGCTAATTTACCAGGTTTAAATTTATCAAAGGATGGACAACAAGGTAAAGAGGGTGGATTAATATCACAAGGTTATGTTTACATAGGTGAAGATCCAGAGTCACAGGAATCCTTTGATGTTAATGATGAAGATGGACAGAGAGATTTCACAACTGTTAAATTAATTAGAGAAGATATTGAGGACTTATTATAATGGCTGTTAAAGACATATCAAAAAAACCATACATAGTAGATAATAATACTAATATTAAAGTTGGTATTGATTTACCAATTAGGCGTGATGATATAAAGGATGGTTGGTTTGCGTCTACAACAACTACTATGGAAGCTGTTAAAAACAATATAAGAAATTTACTTAATACCAATCAAGGTGAAAGGTTAATGCAACCAACTCTTGGATTGAATTTAAAAAGAATGTTATTCGAACAAATTGATGAAGAAAGTATAATAGGTATTCAAGATTCTATTTTAGATTCATTTAATTTTTGGTTACCATTTGTTCAAGTTAAAGATATACAGATAGAAACATCAGATAATAATCAATTC